TGCTACAGCACATGGTATTGACATTTTCCGCAACTCTACGACGCCTGCTGTAAATGATGTTGTTGGGCAGGTTAGATTCTTAGGTAAAGACAGCGGCACAACAACAATTCCTTACGGAAGAGTATATACCACGATTGTTGATCCAACAGCAGGTTCATTAGACAGCAGCATGATTTTCGATGCATATGCTAACAACGTAAGTTATGCTCCACTAACGCTGGGACTTACAGAAAATGAACATAGATTTACAACACCAACCAGCTCTATTGTAACTTCTCGGGGCACAAATGGATATGGCTCATTCTATGCTAGAGGATCTGGTACAAACCCAGCTTACATGTTCTTCGGAAATGACAATGCTACCGCAGAAAGAGCACGCATTACAGTAAATAACGCTGGAGATTTCATAGTCTCAACTAATGGTGGTACAGCAAACAATTTTAAGGTAGACTCTTCTGGCGTTATTACAACAAACGGTAACACCATCTGGCATGCTGGTAATGACGGAGATGGAACTTCTCTTGATGCAGGATTACTTTCTAGCTATAACCATTTGAAACTTGCATATGGCAACAGGGCCAACCGTTCTATAACTGGTGGTGGTACCATAACAGTAAACTCTTTAGGATCTGTATTGTGGGGTTCTAGATTTATTGTAATTTCTTCAGGAAGAGGAACAAGCGCAAGTACTAGTGGTTACTTTGATATTAATTGTCCAACTTCTGGCAGCATTACAGGTGTCGGTGGGGCTGCAAGTGTTACAGCCGATGCGGCAGGCATTCCATTGGCCGCTTGGCAAGCTCTATATTATATTCTACCTATAGGATCAAACAATACATCACTTGCTGCCAACTTTAGAGTCGTAGGTTTTACAGCAGATGTGGATATTCCTCATGATTGGGTCTTAATATGCCTAAGAAATGGTGATAATGATGTTTTCTATTTCAATAATGGAATACAACTCAAAGTAAATGGTGTTCATACTGCTGGTACTGTATGGAACAGCGGTAACGATGGTCCAGCATCTGGTTTAAATGCAGATTTGCTGGACGATTATAATGAAAGCTCTTTCTGGCGTGTGAATACGATTCGTCAAGGCGACTATGGTATTGCCCGTGCTAGTTCCTCCAACGATGTTTTTGGTGGATTAGAAATTCGAGAGAATGCTCTAGTCTCAAACACCCAGTCTACTGCTATTTATGCTCCAGGAATAAATTTTCATTGGGGAAATATTGCTGCTGCGCGCATCTATATGAACGCTTCAGGCCAATTTGTTCTTGGCGGTCAGACTGACATCACAGTTAACCGAAGAGATCTTCTTGCTGCCAACGTGTATTCAAACGGCAACTTAGTTTGGCACGCAGGCAGTTTAAGTTTAACAGCTTTTACTGCTCGCGTAACACTTACGACAGGAGTAAATGGAACTCTGACAGCATCTCATGCAAACATCAGCGTAGAATTAAATGGTAACGTAACCCTACCAAACTCTGTGTTTACTGCTGGAGATAAAACGGTATTCGATCCAGGAACTTCTGCCAGAACTTTTACTCGTGGTTCTGGTATCGCTATGTATGTTAATGGTGTTGACGTTGCGTCAGCAACACTTGCAGCTAACCAAATTGGTGGTGCGCATTGGCGAACAGCATCAGTAGTTATCTTAACAGGAGCATTTACCTAATGCTTAATGCGTTTTTTGCTTCAATTAGAAAGGCAACGTATACTCCAACTACCAGTACACGCACTTCTGGCTCTGGAACTGAAACTGTTCCAACAGGAGCAACAAATGTTCGTATACGCGCGTGGGGAGGCGGCGGAGGCGGTGGTGGCCTACTTAATAGTTGGGCTGGTGGTGGTGGCTCAGGAGCTTATGTTGAAAGCAATTATTCTTGCTCAAGCGGACAAACTTTAAGTTACTCTGTTGGTGCTGGTGGAGCAGCAGGAACAGGTGGTGGTAATGGTGGTATTGGCGGAAACTCAACAGTCACAAGTGGTACATTATCAATCACATCTATTACTGCAGGCTTTGGTTCTGGTGGAAATGGTGACACAGGTCCTGGAGCTGCTGGGGGTAGTGGAGGTACTGCAACTGGAGGAAACTCCGTAAATACAAACGGTAATCCAGGTGAAGATGACTTTTCTGGTACTTTTAACGCTGCAGGTGGTCTCGCACCCAATGGCGGATACCCTCCAGGAGATGGCGGTAGTGCCGGCAACTCAGGTGCTCGTGGGGAAATTGAATTCTACTACACATAAACAGAAACGACTTTGGCCGCCGAGTTTCCCCGACGGCCATCGAAAGCGAATTATTGGCGACCCCGACAGGATTCGAACCTGTGACCTACTGCTTAGAAGGCAGTTGCTCTATCCAGCTGAGCTACGGAGTCATAGAACTAATTATTGTTCAATGATACGAACTAAACGATCGAAGGATGCCTTGAAATCGTTTATTGCTCGAGATTTGATAAAACATTTTGGGTCAAGATTGTATGACTGTTCTTCAAAACCGTTTGCCAGCCATTCTTTAATAACATCGCCGACAGTTTTTTCAGGATCCATCATACCCTCAACGTGGGCTGGATAATTCAGTAGGTCAAGCAACTCTACAATCTTGACACACATCTGTACGCCCATTCCACGGTCATACCCACCAAAGAAACGAACTGCTATCTGTTTTTCGCCTTGGGGAGTTTTGCAAGAAAGTTCTTGTGACATTATAAAAACCTCATCATGAAGTCACCAATTTTGTGCATTTCATCGCGACACTATTGGCCTGGAAAATGGTATTCGCCCAATCCAGCCAATCAAGTTCTTCGGGAGAAAGCGTTCCATCATTATGGCGACGCATCTCGAGCTCGTATGCCTGCTTTTCTACTGCGTTAATCCCGTCTTCAAGACGAGCAAATCGGTAAACATACATATCCATATCTGGCCCCGTTTCAATCAACAAGTTCATTATCCTACAAATCAGCAAAAACGTCAAGCAGTTTTGCTATTTCTTTTTCCCGATGTTATATTTGGGAGAAAGAGTCCAGGTTTCTTTGTCTTTGAAAGGTAAAACCTTGATTTGATTCAAAGAAACACAAAAAGCTTCAGCCTTTTCTTTATTAAGAATTTTTAACAAATTCCAATCTTCAAGGAGAAGGGCGATTGCATTTCTTCGTCTAATATCATTTTCATCAATATCAGTCTTCTTGCCGTCCATTCGGAAGAGTTCTTTAAAGTGGACGATATAATATTTTCCTCTTTTATGAAGAATGTGACAAGATTGATAAAGTGTCTTGATCTTGGTCGAGGGGACGCCAATTCTTGTTAGCGTTTCTTTTACTTTTAAAAAGTCATCTGGACTCTGTAATGTTACTTCCAGTAGATCATCAAGCATATCATTTAAACTCCACCGCCATTGTTCTTTTCTTTTATCTCTTCAATTTGTTCTGGCGATAAAATTCTGATAGCGTCTTTTGCTTTATTTCGGTTGTATCCAAAATATTTCATTACGGCATCAATACTCTCATCGTCAACTTTCTTGGCCCATTTACTAAAACGTTTCTTGGGTCTGATAATATTTATTAGATAAGAATATTGAAGTTTATTATCCAGATGACCGTTCATGTTCATCTGGTTGGCATACTCGATTGTGTCTGGAAAATAAGACAGACCTGTATTGACGATGAATGGAAGATAAGATTTCTCGCATGATGGATCTTCCGCCATCATGTTGGTCTTTGTATATGTAATACTGTTTACGAAATCCCAGGGATTAGATTTGTTCGACATCTTCATCAGCCTTTCTATGTGCGGCTTTATCTGACAGAATCAAGATCTTCTCACATTCATCACAGATCTTGATGGTCTTGTTTCCATCAACAGCCTCAATGACGACTTGTGCACAATCTTTCTTTCTTTTCTTTCTACAGATAGAGCACTTTCTAAATGCATCAAGGAGGTTCATACTATTCCTCCTTGAACGAGCACTCGATCATAACTTCAGTCAAGAAAGCGGTGATGTTAATATCAGGGTTGGCAACAAATGAATGCTGGTATTGATACTTAGAAATAAGAAGAACAAGAGGAGGAATTGAGTCTTTGGTCAGATAATTCTCAGCCTTGTCATAGAAAGCCCTGAACAGGGAAACCGCATCAAAGTCTGATTCACCGACCCACTTCCTCATCGAGGTGAAGTTTTTGGCTTTGAGGAAACCAACAAGCTGACCTAGACTTACGTCTTGAAGATTAGCAAGGATGCCAGAGTCGATTTTACCAGTAGCAGAATATGTTTGGATCTCGTTAAGAACACGACGCCAGTCTGGAAAGAACTTGACGATAACACCAGCTACGGCATTCTTTTCTGCTTCGATCTTTTCTTTTTGAAGGATATCCATCACACGCTTGAAGAACAGCTTTGCAAGAACATCTTTGTCTGTCTTGGAAATCTTGAAATCAATTACAGAACAACGAGAGTGTAGAGGTTGGATGATCTTATCCTTGTAGTTACAGGTAAGAATAAAGCCACAGTTCTTAGAGAACTCCTCCATAAAGTTACGAAGTGCAGGCTGGGTTGAGTTGGTTAGATAGTCAGCCTCATCTAGAATGACATACTTTCGTCCACCCGTAAGAGATACGGATGAAGCGAAGTTCATGATATCATTTCTTAGGGTGTCGATACCACCGTTCAAAGATCCGTTGATGACAATATAGTCACAACCGATCTCTTCAAGCATAGCTCGGGCAACAGTAGTCTTACCAGTACCAGAAGATCCAGAAAGAAGAAGATTTGGAATCTGCTTATCGTCTACGAACTTCTGGAAAACTGATTTAAGTTTTTCGGGAAGGATACAATCAGCAACCTTGCGGGGACGATATTTCTCAACAAAAAGATAATCTTTTGACATAATTAAAACCTCATCATAATTAAAATGCTGGTCGCGAGACTAGGCCACTTAGAGCTTCCTACACGGAGGCTCAAGACTCTCTATTCTCCACCAGCTGTTGGGCTTTCAACCCAACCTGTTTCAATATTTAGCTCGGGAACTTGCTATATTTTTCTTCGGTGGCAATAAAATATTTCACCGAAGCGCCAGTGAAGCTGGCAATACCACGAACACAAATAGCAACTTCATAATCACCCTGAAGGATCTTCAGGTTCTCTGCTCGGAACACAGCCTTGAACTTCGATTTAGTAGAACCGATGTTGATGGTGAACGCATCATTGGTCTTACCTTCGGGATCCATGGCCTTGAGCATCAGCTTGGAACCATCACCAACGACAGCAATATTGGCCAGACCAGCCACAGACATTGCCTTGGTGATCTTCTGGAAATCTTTTCCGTTTAGAGTAAACTTGATATCTTCCGAAGGAAGGGTGATAGTTTTCTCTGGAGCAACGGTCGAGATTGAATCCTGATCAGCAAAGTAATAAGCAAGCTCCTGATCGTCTTCTGTGATGTTCAGATATTTGTCATGGAATTCAAGCTCTGGTTCTTTAAACAGAGAAAGGCAACCAATGAACTTACGAAGATCATAGATAGCAAACTGCTGTTCAAATTCTTCTTCAACATCTGCCACAGCAAATACTGCTTTGGAAGCCGAAATAGTCTTCAGCTGATTGCCTTTCCGAACAAGGATGATCGGATTGATACTAGAGAAGTTTTCAAGAATACCAAGTGTTTCATTAGACAGTTTCATTATAAATTATACTCCTATTTCTTTTTCAGTTGATGCATATCAGCAGTAGCAGCAGCACCGATTTGGGCAAGATCAACCAGAGATCCGCCGAAGATGTAAGATCCAACGTGCTGTAGTTGAATCCACGGACATAGCCAAACTTTTAGGCCGATGTTTCTTGTCCACTGGCAGAACATATAATCTTCTGACAGGTAACGCTTTGAGACGGGATCGATCGGCGTATCAAAATATGCAATGATCTCGCGCGATCCATCGAAGTGTTCTGTTCTAACGTGGTCGGGTTTATAAGACTGTTTTGGATAAGCAGCAGCAAATTTCTCAAAGGTATTGCGTCTGATCATCATAAAGCCAGTTCCTGCTTCAAGAATTTCAGCAGGCTCTGTTAGTGCGATTTCTGTCTTACCGTTGGCTGGATTGAACACATAGTCACCAACGAATTTTTCAAGGACACTTGGATCCTTGTCAGCAAAACCCTTATCAACTGCCATCTTGATCTTTTCCCAAGAGATACACTTTTTGGGATATGGACCACAAAGAATGTCATACTGATCTTCTTCTGGATTTTCAGACTGTAGTGCAAGAAGAGCAATGACGTCGTTTGCATTGAAACCAATATCAGAGTCAATGAACATCAGGTGAGTGTCGCCAGATCTCATGAACTCATCGGCACAATAGTTTCTACCACGAGTGATTAGAGACTCGTTGAAGAGGAAATAGAGCCGCAGTTGAATTCCATACTTCTGGCAGAGGGCAGAAAGATCTGCTACTGAACGAGAAAACAAACCGCTACATTGTCCGCCATACATGGGGGTTGCAACAAACAGTTTTCTGTTTTTTAGAATATCAGTAGAGACCTGGATCTTAAGAGATCCATTCTCAATGCTAATTGGTGATTTAGAATTTTCCATATATCATTCCTATTATAGTTTGTGTTTTCAAAAAAGTCAAGTTATTTTTCGCCATCATCCCATTTAAAACGATCATCATACTGTTCGAATTTGCTCTTTTTTGTTTCATACTCCATTAAGAAGAGAAGGCAGCAAAGAGCGTGGGCAAGGTGGGATCGTTTTGTTTCGGGGTCAAGATCTTCTCCCTGATTGAAAGCAAAGATATGCCTTAGAGAAGCAGCAATAAGCCTCGAGTAAGACATCCCCTTTGCCCAATTATATGGTGCATATTTCTCGGCACCAAACCTTAGAATTTCACCAACTTCCATAAGAGCAGCCATTGGCAAAAGATCTAAAGGAACCTTTCCAAGATCGTGTTTAACCCCACCAACTTCCTTGTCGGTGTTTTTCTTTAGATCTTTGGTTTTGGATAGATCACCCATTATTTAGTCTCTCCATAATATGATTGACGATCAATTTCTTATTTTCTTCATTCTCGTTAGCGTATATGCTGATGCTGAATTTCAAATCCAGATTTGAGAGAATGTTACTTACCTTACTTTCTCTTCCGCGCAACCAGGTTTCGTTTTGATTGCTTCCGCGTTCTTTGTACCTAAGTTCTCTTGTTTTCTTGTCAGTATTAAGATAGATCATATCGAGATCATAGTTGTACTGACAGTGTTCCAGGAAGGATGCTGTGGACAGTCTATCACCTTCGAAGATAACAACTGAATCTTTAGGAAGTTTTGCCAGAAATTTAATTGCCTCAGGCTGAACAGCCATTGACATCTTATCTGTACCACAGAAAACTTCACCCTCTTCATATTTACCCAGAATGTAAATATTATCTTTCTGGTGATATGGCACCAGAGGGAAATCTGTCTTATATTCTTTACTGATACCCAATTTATCAAACAGGGCCAACATCAAGGTGGATTTACCAGATCCAGGCTCACCAAATATAGCAATTACTTTCATGCGAAAAACATCTCCAAACCGTTTGAGGGCGTTTCCATACCATCAAACATCCAATTCATCCTATCAATAGAACCAGTCTTTATATACTCGCCAAACTTATTATTGTCTATTCCGCTGCGTTTGTCAAGCTTTTTTTCAATAGTTTCTTTTCTGGCCTGCCAGAGAACGTTCCATTCAATGCCATTCCAGTTATCAGAGGCAACCTGCATTATTTCTTCGGCTTGTCTGTCCAAATAATAACCTAGATATCTTGACGAT